GGCAGTCTTAAAGTGTTTCGATGGTCCAGCCCACATTGTAAGACCTGGTGTTAAACCACCATCTAGTTTGCCACTCAATGCCACATTAATAATTGGCACAGAAGTAGGAATCATATCCTTGGCAGTAAAGAACTTTGATTTCGACAGAATGGCCGAATCTTTAATACTACTGTTCTTTTTAATTTTATCTAATATACTCATTTCTTATCCTTTTCACGAAATGCAAACTCTGCTTCATAATCATACTTAGGTTCTAATTTCTTAACTGGTTCTTCATCATGATGTTCACTATAAAATCCTGGTGAATGATGAACTCTTTGGAAATTAGATATAGGTGGAATGCTTTCGCCAGTAACACCATCAATAACAATATCTTCTTCCGGTTTTATTTCTGCAATGTTTTCCTTATCAACTTTAACTCTATCATCAACCGGATCTTCTGGCTTTTGAGGCTCTTCTGGCTCAGGCTTTTTATCTGTGAATACGGGAATATCGTTGGCAGTTAAACCTACCACTTCACCATTACGGACAATTGGCTTACCAACCGAACTTCTACCCATAGACATATTCGCCGCTATCAATAATAACACAGCTAGCGGGTCAAATACAACCATGATTAACATGATTACCAATCTGACGGCTTTATCTAAGGCATTATCATCTTCCACTCCATAGATCATATCACCAACATACTTGATAGGACCAACTTCAGCGGTAAGTTTATTTGATTCTTTAAGTAATGGCAACTTTCGTTTATTGATTTCGGTAAGTTCTTTTTGAGTATCTTGAATTTGTTTATCGAGGCGGTTACTTGCCGTTGATGGATCTTTGGCACGAGCAAGTAAATAATCCAATCGTTCTTTGGTAATCTTTTCTTGTTGTACTAAAGTTTTAATTTCTACTGTATTCATACCAGAGTCCATGGTAGAATCAATATGTGCCTTTGATAAGAAACCAAAAATACCCATCGAGGTAATAATCATCAGAATGACAACGGCAAATGTCAAGTATGATTTTAATAAAAGTGGGCAGGTTTTCCAATTACGATACAGCCATGATGTAGTTACCAATTTGCTCAACTCAAGAACCGAACCCATAAAAACGATTGGCCAAAATGCGCCAGTAAAGATTGCAGCCAAACCAATAACGGAATAATAGGCTGCAATACCTGATAGTAGTAGTGCTGATAATAGTGTTAAGAATATCATGAGAAAAAATCCTCTAGTGAACTTACCTTTTCTGTCGACCAACCCATACATTCTAGAATAACCCTAATTGGTTCTATGAATGCTTTATCAAACTGTGTGTCATAATCGATATACTGTTGCATTTCAAATTCCTTTGGTAAGCGTGACGGAAATGAAATGACCATATCTTTAAACGGGTTTGGCATTTTCAAATAAGTAAATTTAACTTTCTCGCCTTCTTGTATGAGTGGATACTTTTTGGTTAGATTTAATTTATTTAAGTTATGATTATATATGATGGCACCCTTCACATGAATGGGTGTTCCCTTTTTATATAGTGATAAAGAATCAGAGTAATTTTTCAAACCGTTCAGGCCTCTTGGAAAAGAGATATCTTCTACTGGTAAAGTTTTAAAATATTCCTTAAACTCAGCAATGAATTTATGCACATCATCTTCCGTACCAGTTACCAATAGTTTAATCAATTCATACATCTTCCCACGAATAACGGATGGTGTCGATGACTTCACCATTTCAAGACCCATTACCTTGAGTTGTGGTTCATTATATTGTACACCTTCGTTATTATACACATTAAGAATGTATCGTTTCTTGGCAGTCCAAATACCTTTGTCGGAGAGACCTTCTCTCTTCATCTCCATTTTTTGCTGATACGCATTAACATACTCACCAAGTTCATCGTAACTTTTATCAATGAAAGGTTGTATTTTATCTTCACATATCTTATCCATGAAGGAGATGACTTTGTTAGGTTCGCTTGTATCTTTAATAAATTTGCTGACCAACGGACCAAGCTTAAGATAAATCGAATCTGTATCTGATGCAATGACATAATCTTCCTTACTTTGTAATAACTTATTCATCCAGCCATTAAGTTTGGCTTCTATCCAACGAATACTTAATTGCCCAGCAGTTGTGACACCGAGTGCCATGCGTAAATCGTAAAAGCGAAAGTACTGAGAGCCCAAAGCACCGTAAGCTGAGTTGAGGGAAACTTTCTTGTCCAATTGGATGTTATTGTACTTTGCAATTCGTTTTTCAATTTCATAATGTTTGTAAGGATCTTTTTCATTTTCATATTCCTGTTTTGCTTTTAACATTAAGTTCTTAAACTTCTTACGATCAGTATACATCTCTTCCATCATCTTAGGTAAGAAACCTTGGAAGTCTGTACGGAAGAATTGGCCATTAGGAGTTATTGTTGCACCTTCAAGTTTAGATAAATCAATTTTCTTATCCAACAACTTATTCACATCAACGCCTGATGAAAGTATCTTACGCATCTCATCTGTATAGTTCTCAGGTTCAATCAATGTTTCTGGACTGATATTGTATTGCATCATCAAATGTGGATACAAAGAGTTCAAGTCAAACGATGCGACCCAATCGTGCTTGCCTACTTGAACCTCTTTAACATAAGCACCTTCAAATGCCGAATCTTTATTCTTGGTGATTCGTGGTGGAACAATAATACCTTTCTCAAAAAGATAGGCATATGTCATTGAATCCCACATACGAGTTTGAGCAAAGATATCCTCAAAGTTTGTTTTAGTATCATAGGCCAAGGTTACTCCTAGTTCAAGTAACTTTAACTTTTCTTCCAACTTGATAATGATTTCAACGTCACGAATGTTATACTCAATAAATTTCTGATAGTTCAAACGATATAAGGTATGAAGATTATCATATTCATCATAGGCAATCTTACCTTCACCCAATTCAACTTGAGCAATATTATCTAAACGATATGATTCTTGCGACTTACCACCAGGAGCATACCATTTGTATAGTTCGATATAATCAAGTGAGGCAACACCAACAAGATAGTATTCGGTCATCTCACGACCATTGATGATGGCTTTTCGTTCTGAAATATAATTCCAAGGAGATAGTTTCTTGGTTGCATCTTCTCCGAGAAGTTTCTTAAAACGATTTACGATGTATGGTATATCAAAGAACTTGGTATTCCAACCAGTAATGATGTCAGGACATTTACTTGTCCACAAGGCCATGAATTGTTTACATAAAGAATATTCATCTTTACATTTCACATAGATTTCTTTACCTTGTGTTTCATAGATTCCACAACCAAAGACATAGGTCTCACCATTAAGATATTTCACACAAATGGCTGTGATAGGTTCATCTGCTTTATATGGATCAGGAAACCCATTCTCAGAACCTACCTCGATATCGATTACGGCAATTGAAATTTTCTCATAATCATAGTCGACCATACCATTGTGTTCATCGGCAATAAAAGCATATTCAAAACGAGTTTGACCATAGATTTTAGAGGCGTTAGCCACACCATCAAATTGCTTGATAAAATCTCTGGCCGATTTGGTATTGCCAAAGATTTTCTGGTCGAGGTAATCACCTTCGAGTGTGGTGAAGTTTGTTATTTTCTTGGATGGCAAATACAAAGATGGAGAATACTCTATCTTATCTTTGATTCTTTTACCATCAACAACACCCCGATAAAGGATGTTGTTACCAAAACATTGGACATTTGTGTAGAATTTTGTCATTAACCTGTAATAATTTGTTTTTGTGGAGGTACAACAAGGCCGGAACCAAAGATTTGCTTGTAATTATTAACAAAATCTTCTGCCGGTACATAGGAGTATACTACATGTTTCTTGGCCAAGGCAACCGTGGCACCAGTCTTTTGTTCGGCATGTAATGGGAATGGAGAGAATCCAATATTAGGTTGGCCATCTTTACCACGGACTACCGTGATGCCTACTGGATTGACAATAACAAACTCTGTTTCGGATTGAGAATCGATCTCACCTAAAACATCTTCACCTGTGATCAATTTTAAAGCAATGATTTCCATGTTATTTCCTTTTTATTATAAATACTTAGAATGATTTGAACATTTAATTATACTATTCTTTATCCCTTTTGTCAACACAATAATGGTATACTTAGATGCCCGATCCGATATCTGCTGGTGGCCAGACTGCTGCCGCTTCTTTAAAAAGTGCCCAACAAGCTGGTAAACAGCTAGGCGCTGTGGTTACTGATCAACAGGTCGATATGGAAAAATCGGTACAAGAACAGCATAAACAGAGGCTCTTGGCACAAAAAAGAAAAGAACATGAACAGTCCATAGAAGAGTTTAGAGCCTTTGAAAGATATGAGAAAGATAAAGCTCATGAAAAAGAAATAGCAAAAATCAAAGCTCAAGC